CGCGACGTGCTAAAAGGCATCATCAAGTATGGGCTCTGCGCCGAAAGCCTGCATCCATATGTCGAGACATCCTTTGCTATCAAGCCAAGCGACAAGGCCTATCATGATGGCAGCTTCACCGAGGTCGACTCCTACGAGCGCATCGATGAGGTTGGCTCTGCGAGGCTGACTCACGCCAAGGCTGCAATTGCACAGGGATGGCCGATTAACTTTGGCTTCACTGTCTATGAGTCGTTCGAGTCGCAGGAGGTGGCGCAGACTGGCCTCATGCCAATGCCGCTCAGCTCAGAGGCCGTGGTCGGTGGACATGCAGTGTGGGCTTTTGCCTATGACGATTCTCGTGGCTTCCGCATTCGTAATTCGTGGGGGCCTGATTGGGGCATTCATGGAGATTTCTGGATGCCTTACGACTACTTCGCGAATGATGGGCTGGTGACCGATCTCTGGGTCCCCAAGAGTGTGACATGAATGCAATTTGAAATCACGTTTTGGCAAGCTTTTGCTGCTATCATTTCGCTGTTCATTTTGTGGAGTGCGACGCTTACGGGTGTGCTTGGCTGGCTCAATAGACAGTTTAATTCTCTGCTCAAGAAGGATGACTACGACATAAGGCATTTAGTCTTGCAGCAGAGGATTGAGGCTGTCTATGACATAATGAATGTGAAGATCGAAAACAACTTGAAGAAAATCGAAGAGAACTGGAAAGCTCAGGAAAGGCGAATGCGTAGCATGGAGCTTTGGGCCGCCAGCCGTGGGGTCAACGGCCCAGAGAGCTACAAGTTCACTCGGGAGAGGGAAGAGTAGTGACGTACCAATAGGCGTCAGTGTTCGGATCCACTAGCTCAGCCTTTATCATTCCAGACTTTACCATGATGCTAATGATGTTGACTATGGCGTTAGCATTGACTCGTTGACGAAGGAAGTTGACGAGCGCCCTTTCTGGCACTCCCTTCTTTCCAGCCTTATCTACGAAGTGCTTAGCCTCATCCATTATTCTTCCATCGACTCCGTCATTGCCGTGTCGAAACATCTCGACCATGAGGCACTCGGCTTCGATCAACCAACTCATGGCCTGACGCCAGTCCTCGGTAGTCAGCATCATGGTTGGATCGCCGCGGTCGATGTTGGCTACCATTGCTAGCTTTAAGATGTGGGATTGCCTTCGAGTGTTGTAGTCTTCAAGCTTTGGATGCTTGGGAGCTGGGTCGCAGCCTGCCTTTTTCCAGGCGAAGTGAGCCTCTGCGAACTCTTTCTCGTAGCCGAACTCACCCTTCAGCTCGCTGATGAGCTTCAGGTCGGCAATCATGTTCGGTGGAAGCTCTCTGACTGGCCGCTTCTCCATGGGAAGGATGTCTGTGATTGAGCGTTCCTCTGAATAGATAAACATCGAGCGGCTACAGAAGCCCTGTTGCCAGGCGAACTCCGGGATGAATTTCATTAGGTTGGATGGAGTCGAGCCGGTAAGGATGTTGAGCTGGGGATTGTCGATGTGAATACGAAGGGCGGATGTTCGGCGGGATTGGGAATACGGAACGCAGTCGTAGAAGGTTGTTAAGCCTGCTACCAACTCGTTGGCTTGGCGCCAGTCGTGCATGAATGCAGATAGTTCGTCAGCGCCTATTATGAGGGAGTTGTATGCAGGCTCTGGGTGGGCAACGACCACGGCTTCGTTCAGGGCATCGACTAGGGAAGCCATCGTCATCGAGGTTGGGGCTATGTGAATGGTCTTGGTGTTGGAGATGTCTCTGACTTTGCGAATGAAGCTCAATGCTGAGTGGATGCTAAGGGTCTTACCACTGCCTGCGTGGCCTACGAGGAAGGTATAGAGGTTGGGAAAGAGTGGGCCTTTCTCTGTTCTAAGGAGAACCTTCTGCCCTAACACAGAGGCCACTGTAGAGATAGCGGCCCATTTTCGAAAGATCTCAGGCGCTTCTAAGCTTTCTGTGTATGCTATGAAACTTCCGATCCAGGATTCCAACTTCCGGCGATCGCCTTCGTTGGTCATTTGGCTGGTACTCTTTGAGGCCATCAACGTTCTCCGCGCTGTGTTCGCCAAAATTCCATCCAGTCTTACAGCCGTACGGGGTAATGAGTTCCCGTCCGTAGCGTAGCTCGATAGGATAGCGGAGCTGCTTGAGGATCTTAGGTACTATTTCATCTTCCTCCTCTTCTGGATACTGGACTACGATGGCGTCGTGGTTTTGCATCAGGAGCTGACAATCACGGGCCTGCCACACTCGTAGCATGCCTTGATTGACGATGTCCGCGAGAGAGCCCTGAGGGTCATAAGCAATTGCTGCTCGGAGAGTTTCGTCAGAGTCTCGTCGTCCAAAGAAGTGACGAAGCCTTCCAGTAAGGCTAACAAGCTTGCCCTCTTGACGGAGAGTCCGTTGGACATGGGCGTGCCATTGGAGGTGGGCTGGGAAGGCTGCGAAGTATTTGGGTTGGAAGTCTCTAATAAGCTGCTCAGGAACTTTATACATTTTATGCAAAGTTGATGGCCCTCCTTTGTAATTGGTACCGTGACCGATGCTCTTGCATAGTTTTCTGAGAGAATAGTGCCTATAATATTCCAGCTCTGCGATCTTTCTGTCTTCCATTGGATCTCCAGTCCAGGGGAATGTAGTTGGTTCGCATAGCTTACTAACTTGCGTATGAAGATCTCCTGATTCGCAGGCATCGAGATATCTAGGGTCATGGAACAGGTTCCACTCGATGGCTCCAACACAGCGGGACTCCCCTTGTTCAGCGTCGAGGTAGGCCATTTTGTAGCCGGGATCAGCGATGAATACCGATCGTAAGCTATCTTCAATATTCTGCAAGTTAGTTCCGGTTCCAAATTCAGAGAAAGAAGAAGAGAATCTACCTGTCTCTGTGCCTGCGATATTGTATGAGGTTCGGATTCTGCCGTCATTGTCTATCTCCGTTTTGAGGACCGAGATGCGCTTAGCGAGTTCACGCATTTTCGTCAAGTGCGAGACGATAGGGCGAGCTATATAGTAGGCTTCCATCTTTTCGAGGGCTTCGCGGTTGACAGTGGGACGACCTTGCTTTCGGATGATGGGGATGCCGAGTCGGTCGTAGAAGAGCTCGATGAGATCTCGGTTGGAGCGCCAGTTAAAGCCCCACAGGCCAAGTCCCTCTCCGACAATTCTTTCCAGATTGCATTCAAGTACGCTGAGGTCCTCCATGTACTGTTGAATGACGTCTGCTTTACGTGACTGATTAATTCTAATGCCACGAAGCCGCATCTCCAACACTGGACCCTGTAGAGCCCGTGAAAAGGCGTATGTAGACCCGGTGAGACTATCCAGTTGTGGTAAGAGGGCATCCAAAACCTCCATCGTTACACAGGCGTCGAGACCATTGTAAATCCATTCCCTTTCCTGAGCTTTGAGTTTGGCTGGTGAGGTGGAGCTAGTTTCGATGATCTTCACTCGTCCCTCTTGATGGTTCGAGAGGCTCTCATTTGCTTCCAATTCCCCTCATCGGTATACACACTTCCCAAGAACCCCAGCCCTTTCAAGCTCTCAGGCTGCAAGGCATGGTGAAGTAGCATAGTGTCATGTTCTGCTCCTTTCACCCTTATTCCGTAGGCCCTGTATAGAAAAGCGATGTCAAAGAGTCCGTTTTGGAAGACCTTTGGGGTGCGTCGTTCGAGAATAGCTTTACTAATACTCCAAGCTTGTCGTTCAAGTTCTTTAGTAGGCCAATAATTTCTACCCGTTCTTCGGTAGTCGATGAATGGTATAACAAGTGCCATCGAGCTGCTTGGCGCGAGTCCGAGGCAGGTAATCTGGCTGCCGCTTGTTTCAATGTCAACGCTAAGTCGGCTGCAGTTACGCAGGTATCTTTCGTCGAAGTCATAGATGTCTCCTATGGTTTCGGGGATGTGAATTCGTCGAGCGGGTCTCCTAATCTCTGGGTAAGCTGACTCCCTTCTAGCTTTGATAAGGTCCATAATCGCAACGGGTCTGAGCTCCCACTGTCTAAAGATCGCAGCAGGGTGGTAAGTTGGAAGAACTTTGAATCCGGCAACTGTATGAGTAGATACATCAGTCGTTCCTCTCAGCTTACTGATCGATGTCTTGCCCAGCATTGCCCACGTCGCTGTATTCCCAAGGCAGACTACCAGATTTGGGTTGTGCTCAATAAGCTCATCAGCGAGTCTCTCAAGCTCCGGTTGGAACTCTCTCCTAACGTGCTTTCCTTTACCCAGTCTGGGATATCCAGGAATACCGTCGGCCTTTGGCCCGCAGAGAGTATCAATCTTATTACCCTTGGGTCTGAGGTTGAATACATTTGTGAGTAAACAGTCAGCTCTACGGAGTCCGGCCTCTCCAAGCATACGAGTAAGCTCATGACCCGTTGCGCCAACAAATGGAGATCGTTCTCGTTCCTCGTGTTCACCCCAGGCCTCCCCTATGAGAGCAATGCTCAAAGGTTTTCTCCACAAAAGTGGGGAACGAAAGACCCATACCTTCGTTCCCCTTCGAGGTTAGCTCACCGATGCAGTAGTGCCAACGTTGGCGTAGATGCTTTCACCGTCAGTACTAGCTACGTGCTTGACGCTTACAAGCACCTGACTGTTCGGAGTCTCGGAGATCATTTGGGAGCGAGTTTTCCCTTCTTCCAAGATTCCAAGATCCTCTAGGAACTTGTCAAGCCGATACTTGGCTTCCTCAGTAAGATAGAAGGTTGCTCGAAGAGTGCGGTTACCTATGCCACCAATCTCTTCGAGAGCATCTTCGTCCACGTCCTCTCCAGCCTGGATTGGCTTGAGAGTAAACTCAACGAACGGAGTCCCCAATTTCGATGATTTGTCGAAGCGAGGTTGTCCCACTACGATACAGGTGTAGGTTCCCACAGGGAGAGGCTTGGGTCGGTCGACTGTTCCAGAGGAGGTTTCGTCGAGGATGGAGGAAAAGGTTGCTGTTTGTGCCATGTTAGACTCGTTTGAGGGTTAGTTTGGCTTTTGGAGCCTCGCGAAGAGCTTCGAAGAACTGCGCGAGACCGGTTTCGAGTGGGAAGCTCGGAGCCATCGCGAATGGCTTCGGGTTCTTCAAGTCGATCATTGCTGTTGCTACTGTCTGGATTGTTCGGCGTCCTCCTGCTTGGGTTTGGCAAAGCGCCACAGAGTTGAAGTATCGTGGGATCTGTGGCGATAGAGCTGAGCCGACGGAGCTTGGGTAGCCTTTCTTAGTGCCGTCTGGGTTTTCTACGTATTTGATATGGGAGATGACAATGACATTGGTTCGGAAACTTTCTGAGGTGAGAAGAGCCAGGACGCTCTCGACAGCGTCTTGAGCGTCTTTATACACTGCTCGTACATCGTACTTACCATCTCGCGATCGTGGGACGAGTGGTTCTCGAAAGTCAAAAGCCGCGTCCGAGAAGAAGGTAAGCGAATCGAGCACAAGCACGGTACCCCCTCCCCATTCAGCTGGAACTCCAAGATCAACTTCATCGTACTTCCACCTGTCGAGCATTCGAATCCCGTCAATAAATGCTCTTGGAGTACCTGAGATAACTGGTCCGAGAGGGCTTGCCTTTCTGGTATCTCTGAGGGTTCGATATTCAACATTTTCAATCTCCTTTGGGCATTCCTTGAGGATGTACTGTTTGAGTGTTTCCAACCCGTTGTCGAAGTCCAGGATGCGAAGTTTGTATCCGGCTTTAACCAGACTGGTTAGCGCCCCAGTCTTGCCAGAGCCGGAATCGCCTTCGATTA